CCCTCTTCAATCTCGTCGTCCGTCATATCTCCAATATCTTTTGCTGATGTGTTTTTGTAGTTCCACCATCGTATACCACGGCGTGGGGTAGGAAGTGACTTATACAGTTTCTTACTAGATGCCATACCAGCATCGTCATTGTCCATTGCAACAACAATGGTATCAGCAACATATGTGATAAGGGATGCCTGTTCTTTGGATACATGGGCACCAAAAGATGCCAGTGCCTGGGGTTTTTCAAATACGGAGGCGAACCTAATGACATCCAAGGGGGATTCCACCAACACAGCAGTACGGCATTTAAACCGCTCAATGCCAAATAAGGTAAGAGCCTTTTGAACACCAATCGGGTAGTTCCGTACCCAATCAGTTTTCTTTTCCTGCCAACCTTCTAAACGACCTGACGAAGCAATAATAGGTATTGCCCATGATTTATTTACTGGGTTCCAACGAACTCCGTAACGGAAAACCAGATCAGGATCAAGGTTTTTAAAGTTACAACGGGTATCGGATACCCTATCAAAGGCAAAGAAAGCGTCCTTATCCAATATGACTTCTTCTTTGGGCTTGTTCTCTGCCTTGGAAGCCAACCGATCAAAACTGTTGTTCACTAAGAACTTCTGAATTGATATGGAGTCAGTGGTCCCCATGAACTCTGCCAACAAGGATGACAAGGTCCCACGGGCACTACATGAGAAACAAATCCATAGACCTGTCTCAGCGTTGATACTCCATGATGGGGAACGGTCTTCACGACCTACGGTACGGATATGCACAGGGCACTTGCCCGTAATCTCTCGTGATCCGATGTGTTTGATTTCAATCCCAATGGACTGAAGGATGCTAGGTAGGTCAGTCAATTGCTGGGTTGACGCTACTGTCATAACCACTTACCTCTTCAAACTCCATTGTCTGCCAATCCCACTTAACATGAACTTCTCCAGTCGGGGATGATCGGGCGGTGACAACACGAATAATGGCTTGGTCATCAATATCTGGGTTGCGTTCAACACCAAGAATCAAGTCTGCGTCTTGTGCGAATGATGAGGTGTACCCAATTGCATCTGCGGTAACCGCACGAGTCTTACGGTTCTGTACTTTCCACGATAGGACCTGAGTTGTACCTACTACGGGGATATCAAATCGTTGTGCAAGCCGTTTCAAAGAACGAGTGATGTTAGTGAGTGCTTGTGAACTTCCTTTGGGTTCACCTTCCTCGTCATCCATCAAGTAGACACCATCCACAAACAGAACATCAGGTGAGTACTCCTGGACCTTGCTTGCCAATGCGCTAACCGTTGTTAGTGATGATGCATCTTCTGTAAACACAAAAGGTTGCATATGCTTGCGAAGTGATAGGGAGGTACGAATCTTCTTCATATCGTCCTTATTCAAGTCACCACTCAAAATACGGGTGTATGGAACCTTGGCAACAAGAGAGTCATACCGAGCCTCTTGTTCTTCAATACTCATTTCAAAGGAAACGAATAGTGGACGCTTGCCATGTGTGTGGGCAGAGTTAGCAAGAATGAGAGCGAATAGGGACTTTCCACGCTTTGGTTCACCAGCAAAGACGATGAACTGCTGGGGTCGTAATCCGTGAGTGATTTTGTCAAGTCCGTGAAACCCTGTGGGGATACCACGAAGGGCATTGGGTTGTTGGCGCATCTCTTCATAACGAGCAAGACGGTTCTCCCAGTTCTGAATGATGTCAATGTCCCGAAGTCGGGCTGCTTCTACTGAAGCCTTTTGGATACCTGAGGATAGTGAGGCAATTGCTTTATTAATGTTGTTGTCATTAATGGCAGGCATTGCCTCAGACAAGGCATCCATGATTGTGCGCTGTCGGTATGCCGTAAGGATTTCGTCTAACAACCGTGAGAATGTTTCTTTAGAGGCATCCTCTAATTGAACATCTCCGTACTGCTGGTTGAACACTCGTTCAGTTGGGACTGCTCCATGAGTGCGATTGAAATCTAGGATCCATGCCCAAATACTTGACCATGAGGCACTGAAGTGATCAGGCTTTAACCCTGCTTTGATAGCGGTGTTGACATCTTGTTCTTTAAGAACTTTAGAGATTAAAAAAAGTTCACTTGAGGACATTACAAACTCCATGCTTTGTTGGGAGGCACAACTGTAGCCCTCATACCGATGATTCGTGCATGTTCTTGGTCAGAAACATAAACAGTTTTTACGGCACGGTTGAAACGCAAATCTTCAGCATAAGCCTCAACTGATGGGTAGTACATGACTGGAGTACTAACGCCTTTACGGACGAGCCATTGGTAAATAGGTTCTACCGCAAGTTCATCTAGAAAGGTGATGACATCAGTGCCCACTCCTAAACGATTTACGCCATCGCTTAAAGACTTAACAACCAAGTCATTTGGTTTCCATAGTTTGATTGCGGATTCCCAGTTGTCCGTTGATTTGTTAAGCAGGTAACGAAGTTGCTTAACTTTGTCAGGAGGGAATGCAAGGAGTCCTTCAAAGACACAAGCCTGTGAAATTGGGCTGTCAACCGAAATGTCGTTCCCCAGCATCAAGACACCTTGATCTTTTCCATATCCATTACAGCAACCTTTACACGATCCCCATATCGCCGTATGAAATCCATGGGGACAAGGCTGGTGGTGATGATCGTAGAACGGGAGTCTTCGTAACGCCGACGAATCAGACTTCCAATTTCATGAACTGAGAATTCGGTTTCCCGTTCTTGGCCAACGCCATCAAGCATTACGATATCAAACACCCCTGATATGTACTTAAGGAGATATGGCATTGAGTACATCTCAGGAAGTAAACCTGAGTCGCTTTCAAAAGTGTCTTTCAACATTTCAATGTAGCGATCACTGCTGACGAAGCGTCCTGACAAGGGCTTGGTAAGAATTAGTCGCTTGAGAAGTGATTGACCAATAACGCTCTTGCCAACACCAGTGCGACCGTAAAGGAACAGGTTCTTTCCTGTGGTGTATTCCTTGAGCCATGTTGTGACTTCATTTGAACAGGATGGTTCAATCGTCATGGTGTCAAAGTTAAAGTTGTCCCAACGGGTGGGAATCTTGGTGTGAAAGAAGCGTTCCTCAGGTGAGCGGTTACGCCACCAGTTGACTGACTTCCAATCGGTAGGAATTGTGAAACTCATGTTGTGCTCCTGTTAGCGGATACGGGTTAAGCGTCGGTAGGTATAAATGGCACTTGCAATGTTGTCTGACGCTGGGCGCAGTTCGGTCTTTTTGTTTGACCGCAATTCAGATGGAAGTTCAATCTCCGAGTGCATAACATCCAGCCAATTCGTAAAGTTATCGCCTTCCTCGTCATTACTGTGCCAGCAGACCAGTGAATTCAGAGAATCAATTGTAGTAAGGAACCACGGATTTTCAAAGTCTCCTACGAACTTTTCAAGAACCTCCACCATGAGTTCAGGGTAGCGGTAGCAAATGTCCATACCTCGCATCATCACCGCTTCCTTGATAAACCCATCCTTAGGTTGATCCCATGGAAGGTCAAGATGTCCACGGGTGAAATCATTCAGCATAAAAAGCATGACCGCATTGGTGTCATCATCCAAGGCAACCTCCACGGACTTCATCAAGGTTTCCTGAACCGATTTGGATGAGAACATCAGCACGGGGGAATCCGCTGAGGCGAACTTTTCATTGCTGAAGAATTTGTCAATCATCTGACGAACAGTTGTTCGTGTTAGCCCACCATCCAAAAGAAGTCGGATTGACCGCCGAAGGATATTCATATCCTGGAGGTTGTAGGAACACGCCATGACTGACCGTGGGTGATACACAAAGTGTGTTGCAAGATCATTCACCTCAGGACGAGGTTTGCGTTTTTCAGGTTTTGATTTTTGTTCTTTTCCAATTTTGATGTCGTCAGGGTCAGAACCTAAAATCATATCTCCCACTTTACCATCGTCGCTTGCGACCTTCTCTTTTACTTCTTTAATTATCTTTAATACATAGTTATCTCTAGGGATTTGAGATTCCTCAACCCCCACAGGTGTTTCCAAGGTTTTGATAGGGTCACTGGTGACCCCATACCCCCCATTCAATAGGGTCATGGGTGACCCGTTGATAGGGTCATGGGTGACCCCATATAGGGTCATGGGTGACCCTATTGACTGTTGTTCAAAGTGGATGATGTAGTAGTTATTGTGTGGTTTTGGTCGTGAGACAATTGTCACCAACCCATTGTCTGATAGCCATTTGATTGACCTTTTCACGGTCTCTTTTGATGCATTTACTCGTTCGGTAATTTGTGGAATTGAAGCGTCTACTGTTTTGTTGTGGGTATTCATCATACTCGCTAAAGTCGTTAGCACTTGTAAATCACGAGCCTGCCCATGGGTAGCGATGTACCGTAGAGACCATTCTGGAACTGCTACGAAGCGTCCCCCAAAGACATTGCTAACAACCATGTGGGCGACGACAGTACCACCATTTATCGTCGTCTGCAACCTTTCTCACAGAATGGTACGCTGGTTATGTCTTTTCCTTATTGGAGGCTTATGAAAGATCTAGTTAAATCTCTAAAAGTGCTGGTTTCCGATGTGGTTACTTTGTACTTTATGGCTCACGGGTACCACTGGAATGTGGAAGGTCCCGACTTTAGTCAGTACCACTCCCTGTTCTCTGAAATCTATGAGGATATCTACAGTTCTATTGACCCTATTGCTGAGAACATTCGCAAACTTGATGATTATGCGCCATTCAGTCTTCAGAAGTTTATGGATCTCCGTACCATTGACTTCAAAGATGTCAGTCCGAACCCCAAGGCAATGGCTGGCTCGTTGTTAAAAGCAAACGATACTTTAATTGAACGATTAGAAGAAGCGTTTGATAGTGCTATCAAAGCCAATGAACAGGGTATTGCTAACTTCCTGTCTGAGCGCATTGATATGCATAAAAAGTGGCGTTGGCAATTGAAAGCATCAACCAAGTAAGGAGTAAATATGGCAGAGAATAAAAAAGCACCAGCAAAGAAAACCGCTGCGTGGTCTCGTTCAGAAGGAAAAGATCCAAAGGGTGGTCTTAACGAAAAGGGGCGCAAGTCCTATGAAAAAGAACATCCTGGAAGTAATCTCAAACCTCCAGTAAAGAAAGAGCAAGCCGCCAAATCTGATAAGTCGGCTGCTCGTCGTGAATCTTTCTGTTCCCGTATGGAAGGTATGAAGAAAAAGAACACTTCATCCAAGACAGCCAATGATCCTAACTCTCGTATCAATAAATCTCTTCGTGCTTGGGATTGCTGATGGTTGCTAAAAAGAAGGTATGGGAAACCAAAGACCCCACTAAATCGGATAAGAAGTTAACCCCTGATCAAAAAGCCAAGGCTAAAGCCTCTGCAAAGGCGGCTGGTCGTCCTTACCCTAATCTCATTGACAATATGAAGGTATCCAAGAAGGGAGGTAAATAGTATGTGTGCATCATGTGGATGTGGTCTCAAAGACAAAAAGGATCCTGGTTACGGCAAGGGTCCAGCAAAAGGCAAGAAAGCAGCCCCTAAGAAAGCAGCCCCTAAAAAGAAGTGAAATCTTAAATAAATGGTAGTTACCATTGAATAACAAAAGACCCCCGTGAGGGGGTCTTTTGCATGGTTGGGGGAACCACATTTAGGTTGTTGTGTCCTGATTCCAAGACACATTCAATATATCAACTCTTTTGGTGTTTGACAACCACAGACATAATTTCATTAAGAATTTCTGGACTCATGTCAAACCCGATTTCTGAACCGTCATTGAATACAGCAATGACTGATCCAATGGTAAGTGGTTTATCGGTTGCTACTGCAACGGTTCCCTGAAGGGCATCAATAGCCTCAGCCTTGGTCTTAACTTCATGACCAGCCTCACGAGCCATCTTTTTAACAGATGAAGCAGGCATCACATCAAGAGTTTCACGATCCCATTCTGCTGGGTCAATTGCTGGCATGTCCTTGATTTCAACTTTGATTTCTTCAATGTCATCTTCCATGATGACGGGAGTCAAGCCATTAGTCAATTCCAAGCAAGGGAGTTTGGCATCAATGCAAGCCGTAGCGATATTGATGGACTTTTCAGGGTCTTGTTCATTCCACATGAGGAGTGCCAACCCTTTAATATCACGGTTCTTCAAACGCTTAATGATTTCTTCAGAAGGGTCATCAGCCACAATGATTGCTTGAGCAGACTCTTGCAACGCTTTCGGGCACCGAGCCTTACCTTCTCGTTGCACAACGATTTCATAAGAAGCCTCGTTGTCCAACACCCAATCGTATACAGCAACTAATGCTGACGGGATTGGCTTTACACCATACCAAGGAATCAAGTAATCAACCTTAGTAGAGACATCATTTAACGATGCCTGAATAACTTCACTTGGAACTTCAGCAGTTCCAAGCACCCCATATAACTCTGTCATGACTCTCCTTAGCGTAGGCTTTTACGGTGTGCAGAGTCCCCACTTAAAGTGAGTAATCTCAACACACTGTGGACTGTACCAGAGAGTGTGGCAATCGCCAACCCAGAAATTAAAAGATCTTCCACTCCAAGGATTGCCCCGTAGGCATATCCCAATGCAACACTTACAAGAATCTTTACCCAAGGCATCGCTTCCTTAGGAGTGAGAACATCAAGTACTTGAACCGTTTTATATACAGCGAGTGACGCTAAAACAAAAATCATCATATTCCTGGAACATTGTTGTGGGTGATGGTGTACTTCAAGTTAGCAGTAGGCGTTACATTACTGTACGCCGTTCCTGATGTTATCAGTTCCGAAGCAGGAAGGATATGGGATATCATACGCTTAATAACATTCTTTGTCTTCTGGAAGTTTGCCGTGTAAACCGAAAAGGACTTTGTAGGGTTTGCTGGATCTAGCCATCGGTAGTCAGAAATACTTGTACCACCTTCAACCAACCAACCACCAAGGATCGTATCGCCATCAAAATAGGTACCTTCAAAGTTTCGTTCCATCAAAAGATATTTAAAGTCTTCGGGAACATAACCCATATCATTTTTATTAGATGCAAAGTTGATGGATAATACAGCGTTTGTGTAGGTGGTGTAAGTTTCAGGGACCACTAATTTCCAGTAATGTACCGCATCTACAATAACTGGAACAGTATCAGTGACAATTAAAGTTCCTGAAGCCGTTCCTCCTGTTGTGTATAGCGACACGGAGACCACAGAATCTTGAGTTTTCTTTAAAGAGTTTCCTGTTTGAATAGAGAAATACAAAACATCTCCAGCAATTACAGGAACATCTGCATAGGCAGTTTCTAAAACTACATTGTTTACATTACTAGGGCTTGGGTAACTAACCCATTTCTGGGTTGTTACTGTAGAAGATGAACCACTACTACTTGGGGTACCACCATCTAAGCCACCTGGGCTATATGAAGATCCAACCGTACTTGCATCATATGTAATCACAGAAGTTGATAGTGGTGAACCACCATCAATACCTGCTGCTACACCATTAACCTGCATCGGGTCTTTAATAAGGTTGCATCGCTGTGCGTAAACTTTAATAGTTTTTGTAGTTGTATTTATATCCACTTGAGCACCAGCAAGGGCACCCAGTTCTTGAGAAATAGCAGAAGGTGTTCCTTTAGATCTACGGATAGTTCCAATAGAATCAAGTAGGTTACGCAAACGCTCTGCGCTTAATTCGTGTGCTTCTAAATCAACACCCATTTCGTATGCAAGATTGTTGAGTGTCTCAACTTCTGCAACTTGTGGGTCTTTCATAGAAATCATGTAATCAAGGGTGGTTCTTATCCTGTCAATATCCCACCCAAATATAGATAAGTACTTATATAAGGATTCAGTACTTTCTTGGTCTAAATTTCGGTAGTAAGCAGGAATTCGTTTATATAGAGAATCAGTGCTTTCATAATTAGTAGGCATTAATACTGAAAGACGGGCAACGGGTTCGTAGTAGTCATCTCCATTTGAAGATACAAAACGAACAAACATTGTGTAGTACGCCCAAGTATTAGGCACTTCAATATGTAGAAATTCTGATTGAGTACGGGTTTCTACAAGGATTTGACCTTCAGCAATTGTTTCAGGATGGCCTGCACTTGAATAAACAATATATACAGAGTATGGGGAAGGTGTTAAACCAACTGGACTTAAAGTGATACCCCAATTGAGTTTTACAATTCCATAGTCGTAGGCGTATGCTTCAAAGATTGAAGGACTATTAAGGATTGATCCAACTTCTCCATTTGGAGCAATCTGAATATTGTCGCCACGCAAGAAGGTGGCAGAAGCCGCACCCGCCGAAGCCGATGAATCTGATGGGTAATACTGAAGGTATGAACCACCTTCAAAACTAGTCCTACGGAGAGTAAAGGATTGTCGTGCCATACTATGCCGATACTGTCATTCCACCAGCGGTAGTAATCGTAACAGTTCCCTTTTTCAATAGTTGTACGGGACTTAGAGTTCCTGTGGTAATCACATTATTACTAGGGTCACGCATTTCAAAAAGGCTTACCGTACAATAATCCACACCATCAATAGACATTATGAGTTTGTAAATATCTCCAAGTCGGATCTCTTGACCAAAATCAACAGAACCAAAAACAAATAAGTTGTCTAGGGCATCGGATACATCTGATTTAACCCACGACGCTACATACTTATCATTAACTTGTACAGTCACTGTAATATTTACTTTATTAACCGTAATACTACTGGCAACAGAAAGAGTTGTTCCTAATACCATTTTTGGTGTGATTGTGCTACTAATAGTGGTTCGTAAATCACTAGGCACCGTGATAGAAGTACCTGACAAAGTGAGGTAGTCAGTAACTAGGGGGAGAGCATAAATGCTTACCGATGCCCCACCTGCTCCTGAAGTGTATGAAGAAACCGCTTTAAATACACCATTGACTCCAAGAGCCAGGTCTTTAAAGTCTTGAAGTGTTACTGCTCGGTCTTGTGCTCGGATAACTGCTTGCAAAGATCGTCGGATAGATTCAACGGATTCTCCATCACTACCACCAGTTGCAACTGAAGAACTACTAACACTCAAGTTAGAGTTTGGTAAAGAAGTAAAGCCATAGATAGCATTTTGTGGAAGGTTTCCTAAAGAACCCGAACCAGTTGCATAATTGATTTTGATATTGCAACCTGCTGGTGGGATGCGCCCGTTAGAACGGTTACCAAATACAACTTCTGTTTCGCCATTAGAAGTGGTGTATAAAATGTAACCACCAACACCTAGAGGTATTGCGGACAAGGAAGTGTACCTAATCCATTGTGTGGTTACTCCTTCTTCGGTTACATACACTTCAATACTTGACGGGGCGACGCTCGTTGTACGAACTTTGTAACGCTGACCCGTCTGACCATTGGAGTTACTGGTCAAGACCTCATCTACAACACGAGTTCCTTCTCGTACAGAAACCCCTACAGTAGTTGCGCTGGCAGCGGTGACCTCAGATGTTGAATAAAAATAGAAGTACTCATCATTGTATTGACCAACAAATTGAGTGTATTGAGGAATTGCTACTGACGCAGAACCAGCGTTTGCAACATACACAGTTGATTGAGAGTTTGATTTAAAATTCGGTGTATAGTCATACAAGTTTGCGTATGCTAATACACTTTCTTTTTGAGTAGCAGATTGAATAAAAGCCTCTTTGGAAGCCCTATCAATGTAGTAATGCATGATATCGCCCATGTATGACCATAGGTCTACGAACACCATACCGAAGTCTGCTGGGTCCCGATCAGTCCACTCAGGTGCAACTACAGAAGCACGAGTTAAAAGGTCTTGTTTGATATTGGCAAAGTTACGACTGGCGTAATCAAATGCTGGGTTAGTAGCCATTTCCGTTCCTTAGAAAGTAGTGTCTTCAGTTACATATCCAGGGTAGGCGACTTTAAGTGATGCAAGTTGTGTTACGCCAAGTGGCAGTCTATAAGCGACATCTACCATCATAACATTTTCACCAGCCTCTGCATATCGTCCCTGTCGTACCTGCATATCAGAAATGCCAACGGTTGAAATTCCCTGTTTTAGATCTGAAATGGCTTCAAACTTAAAGTCAGCAAACACCAATGGATCGTTTATTTCGTGCATTAACCCAATGATTCCTGAACCATAGTCAGGGATGCCCACTCGTTCTGTTTTAGTAGTAACTAGAACATTGGCAATCTTTTGTTCTGAAATTGTAGGGATGTCGTAGGTATAACCAACTCGTCCATTCTCAAAACTAAAAGGAGTTTTAATAGATTTCATACAGGCTCCTGACCTATGCGCTTCCACCGTAAATAGTGATTTGTGAAGAACCTTGAGTATTGGTAAGGTTGCTTACAAAATAAACTTTATTAAAGTTGTCTCCCTCAATAGCAACAACTATTTGGTCACCTACTGAAGGTATCATTGCTGCATTAAAAAAAGTAGGAATATGTAAAGAGATACTTTCAGATGCCCCAAGAACACTAGGGATCTTTACATAAACTTCCCCAGTAGTACTATTAGCACTGCTAACTAATGCACGATGCATTTCCATACACCCACAGTTATGCATATTCATTCACTTTCTCCATAGACGACACCCATTGTGCATTTAAGAATACAGGTTCTGAGGGTTTAGTAAATGAAGTGACTGGTGGGATCGTAGGATCTTTTACATAGTCATCATTCTTAAGAAGTGTCAAAACCGTTGTGTATTTCTCTTTAGCCATTTTATGGCAAACACCTGATACATACCAGAGTCCATCAAAATTGGATTCATACCCCTTTAGGTCAACCGTTCCCCCAGGAACAATGCCTGCGCCAGCGACTACCTCAGCGGTAGCACGGTAGATACTTTTGTATTGTTCAGAAGCCGTAACTGCTCGTATGTTTTCTTCCAAAGTTTGATACGACTTTTTAAGAGGCATAGAGAACTTGGATTCACTAATAGTTTTGGTAGACGCAAGTTCTGTTTGGGTTGCGTCAATACTAAAGATGTTCCCTTGATTATCAAGGATTGTGTTAACTGATTTACTAGAGTTACCAGCAGAAGAAAGAAGACCTAGGTAAGCATCAAATGTAAGGATTGTGCATGGAGTATTTTCCATGTTCTTGGTCATTGTCAAGATTTGATGGTACGACGGAAGCCTTCCTACTGCCTTTGATCTATCCCATATATGGATATGAGTGCCGTGAACTGACATGGCATACCCAAAAGACATAACTACTCGCCGCAAGAACGCCCAATCACTTTCTAAAGCCTGAACTAATCGGGTGGGCTTAAAAGAGTCCTTCGGGTAATCCAAACTGAAGTGGTATTTCTTAGCAAGTTCTTTAACAACATTTCCTAATGTAGGTGAGTCCCATACACGAGATGACACTTCTTTCATAGGCAAGGAAGCACCGATGCAATTTAATTTGGTGGATTGAATCAGACTCTTATTGACCAATCCTTGTTTTGTTACTGACGAAGGTTCTGTGGATACGACATAACCATGAAAGGCTTGACTTCGTCCATACCCTGAGTCAATCAATGCGTAAACAGCCACACCAATGTAATCAGTTGCGGCTCGTGGGGGGATACCCATGATTTCAATAATGAGCATGTCATGCTCATTCTCATGTAACTCCATGTCAAATTGCACAATAGAGTTGTAATTAACAGCAACCCCATTCAAAGTGATTTCAACCTTTGGGGATAACGGATGAGAACTCTGAATAATCATACGGGAATACGAACCTTAGACCCAACTGGAATACGGTCGGGCCATTGAATATGCGGATTAATGTCAGCAATTTCCCAATAACGGCTGTAGTCACTTAGGAACTTGATTGCAAGAAGGTCAAAGGTGTCACCTTCTCTAGATGTATATACAGCATATTTAACTGCTTGAGCATCTTTCCGATTAGCAAACTGCCGATCATCTGAAAGTGTATAGCGGTCTGTAGAAAGGTAAGTAGCCATTATCGCTCCGAAGCAGGAATGATTGGACCAACTTCTCCAATTTTCCCATTGGTCCAAATAAAGTTAAAAGTATCAGTTGGTGTTTCTGACCCTAGGTACACTTTTGTTCTATTTTCAGAACGCTCTACAGGTTCTGTAAAACCATCATTAACACTCAATCCTACTTTGACACTCGTATACACAATAAAATATTTAGTATCTAATTGTGTAGCAATTTCTGATTGTAAAGTTAAGCCATTTGGGGCACTTGGTAGAATGCTTTTATAATTAGCAGGTGTTATTGGATAGGTTGATTGATTATTTTGATTGGATAGATACAAAAGTTCATTTTTCCGAGAAGAGTCCCAAAGCATGAACGCTTGCCAATCCGCAAGAGTATTAGAGGTACTAGTAAATGAGTACATACCTCGTTTTAATGTTTTATCAATTGTTTTCAAATCTTTAGCAGCAGCATCAGCAGCAGATTTAGTTGAGTATGGTCCATAAACATCAACAAATAAAGTCTGTTGAATAATTAGAGGTAACCCTTTTTCATAAAATTCAGTAATTCCATTGTCTCGTGCTAACTCTGAAGGAGTACCTTTGGTAACAGAAGTGGTTAAAGCATTAGGATTATTATGGAACCTACTTGTGACACCAGGCCAGTACACATTAGAATTTAGGCGTTCGTCATTACCACGAGCACCTTCATCCCAACTTTTAGTAGTAAGCATTCCAATATGAGAAGGTTGGTATAGGTGGGCAGTTTGATCATAAATCTGACTCAACCCTCCACCATAGCCAACAACAAACTTATTTAAATATTTGTTTGCTGCTGTAATAAATTCATCACTACTTGATTTTTTACCAGCGGCTTCTGCGTCTATGAGTTCTTTTGCTCTTGCTAGTTGATTTGTCAAGAAAGTATTGTTTCGGGCAAACCCTAAATAAACAGCATTTATTTGTAACTCAACTTTGCATTGAATAGGTACCATTTTTGTGTTGAACTTTAAAAAGGTAACATTTGTTCCTGACACAAAACCATCAACCATAAATAGCGCAGAAAACACAATACGGACAGGTTGAGGGATTAAAAAAGCAGCGTTTCCTAAGTTCAGGTTTGAACCAAAATCATTAAGGGCATATCCTGCGTTTGCTTCATAGTCAATACCCTCCTTGTCAGTATCATCTAAATTATCAAATTGCCTTTTTGCTTCCATTTTCATTTTTTTGCTTTGATACGCAATCATGTCAGCACTGAAGCCTTGACCAATAATTGCATATAACTGTTGAAGATCTGCAAGAACTCCAATGTCCGCAACATCCTGAGGTTGTGGGTTTGTGAGGTCAGCAACCTGACCATTGTTGTTAGCCACTTCCATAGTCCTATCAAATAGGAGATCAAATGCAAATGAACTTGAAGCGGCTGTTGGTTGTAAGAATTGACCAGGATCTTGCAGGATACTCATGTACACCTCAGGGCGCATTGATACTGTTTGTTGAATATCCTGAGGGTTAAATTGAAAGTTCAATCGTTTCTTAGGAAGTGTGTCACCACCACCAAGTTCTGTATTTAGGTTTCGCATAAAACCACGGTCTAAAGCAATTGGAGCAGAATGGAGTTGAGCATTAGGATTTCCCGCATTAAGAGTGTTTTTTTCATGTTGAAGAACACGAACTACCCTTGAAGGGTATGTAAACGCAGGGTTAGTAGTTTCTCCGTCAAGGACACCGCCTTGATCAAAAATACTGCTTTTAAAAAACTGGTCGCTCTGGTAACTCATCAGTTTTGCCTCAACGCTCTCTTAATAACTTCTCTCTCTAAGAGTACCCCAACTTTTCTTGCTATCTCTTCCAGGTCCCTATCACCTGCTGAGGACCCTCCAGTAAAGTTAATTGTTGGAGCAATATTAATTGTTGCTCCTCCAGTAAGACTCACAGGACTTGAAGTACCAACACTTCGTCCACCTCTTGGCATAGGGTCACCTGACTTACCCATGTCCTGAATGATTTGAGTTGCCTGAGGCATGATGGAGTCAGTGCCCCCTAGAGGGTTTCCACCAATGACCCAGTCTTGGAAAGGGTCACGACCATGGTTTTTATTCCAACTGTATTTTTCAAAAGCAATACGAGCGTTAGTTGCTGGATCTAATAAAGCATCATTAGTTGCAATACCCCAAGCCGCACGGTTACCTTCGGGATTGGTAGCCCCAGGAAGCATGTTGATTTGCATAAGACCATATGACTCATCATCAGAATCTTTTGTAAGGGATGCTGGGTTCCATCGTGATTCTCGCCATGAAATAGCCAAAGCATTAATAAGATCTTGTCCACGGAAGCCAGCGTTGTACAGGTATTGAGCAACATCTTTACCTGCGAGTGCTCCACCTCCTGTAGGGACAGAAGCAGTTCCTGTGCTATTGCCACCTTTTCCACGAGTCTTACTAGTTCCTGAAGGATAACTAGGACTACCCCCTGATCTGGCTCGTACACTTCGTGCCATCTTGTCAGAGATACTTCCACGGCTAAGAGAGACAGTAGAATAAAAATCACTAGAACCAGCCGAAGGGGCAACACGACCTGTACGGCGAGAGATCTTTCCTTTTGCTCCCCCTTCATGCGCCATTAAATCGGATGTTGCTTTGGAAACTGTCTTACCACTACCTTTACCACCTGAGTAAGGGGCGGCTCCCCATTGTTCACCACGACCCCAAGGGGCACCCATCTTTTCGTATTCTCCACGACCCTTAGGAAGTTCCGCTGGCTGAACATGCCAAGGCTCATCAAGTCCTGCAAAGTTAACTAACTTGAACTTTCCAATGTTCTGACTAACCCATGCAGTGTCACCAATTAAGTCAACAGCAAGACCAATTTCGTGCATTGATCGTCCTGGGGGAGCCATACCAGCACCACTGACATGCTCCCAGTATTGGTTTTCAAAAAAGATATCTGTTTCATAGTCCACAGGCTTATAACGACTTGTGAAACCAGAGCGTTGTTCTTCGTTTGTTCGGAAACCTCCACCATAACCAACATTAGGGTTGGTTTTGAACATACTGATTAGGCGTTCTTGGAATTTGGGATTTAACTTTTTAAAGTTGCCATCACGGCGAAGTTCTGTAATGGTCTTTTTTTGCCCACGATAACCATATGGTACTGATATGGAATTCTCATTAGCAGACATTGCCATTTCAGGAGTACCTGTAGAAGCACGAGGAGTGGCACTACTTGTTTCAGGCGGGTCACCAAATAAACCACCAATAAGACTTCCTGCCATGTTTCCTAAAGAACCACCAATCATAGTTCCTAAGGGTCCACCAACAGCCGTTCCAATTGCAGCACCAAGACCAGTGCCAACCGCTCCTCCGACTTTCATACCAATACGGTTGCTGGTACGGGCACCAATAATTCCTGACATCTTGTCTTCAAACTTGCCCATAACCTTGATAAGACTTTGGGTTTGCTTTTCAAGATCAGCAAAGTTGTCAGCCTGCCGACTATAGAAGTTTTCTTCACGCTGGGTGCGTAAGCGATCTGTTTCTTCTTTTTGGGTAGCAAAGTTTCCTTCAATACCCATTAACTTACGATCTTCTTTTTTAGAAGGATCGTACATACCTTTACCACCCTTGGCGTTAAAGGCTTGGTTCTCTTGGGCGTACTGAATCAACTGTGTTTGAAACTCCCCTGTTACCCCCATTTGGGTAAGGTTTGCACGGGTCATAGAACCCTGAGCCAAGGCACCTTTAAGAATACGAGGGTCGGTCAAACCCGCACTCTTAACAAGACCTTTCATAAGTGACATTGTGTCTTGGGTTTTACCACCAGGTCCTACGAGACTTTGACCAGTCATCATGAACATACGGTTCACAGTCTCA